AAGGCACCACCAGTGATCACGCATACCGTTGCTACCCTTCACAAGGTTGCCGACGATCTCGACAAGATTTTTTGATTGTGGCGTACCCGGAACGGCATAACGGAGATTTTAGATGGCGATAGATAAACCTCTTGGTGGGTTACTTAATCAAGACGATTTCGAGATGGGTCCAGAAGGACTCCTTGTAGCGGAAGAGGAGACGCCTGTCGGTGACTCTATGCTCACCGAACTGGAAGATGGCGGTGTCGAGATCGATTTCGATCCCATGTCGAGTCTTATGGGTGGAGGAGAGGAACCATTTGATTCCAATCTGGCTGAGTACATCGAAGACAACGAGCTTCGCACACTGGCAATTGATTGCATATCGATGTTCGATTCCGATAAGAGCAGTCGTTCGGATTGGGAGACGACGTATGAAGAGGGTCTTGATCAGTTAGGCTTGGGAATCGAGGATCGCACCACTCCGTGGGCTGGAGCCTGTGGCGTGTTCCATCCGATGCTCTCTGAAGCCGTTGTACGATTCCAGGCACAGACGATCCAAGAAATCATGCCAGCCAAGGGGCCGGTCAAAACGCATATTTGGGGTGTCGTGACTGATGAACGCGAGAAGCAGGCGCAGCGTGTTCAGGACTACATGAATTACCAGCTTATTGAGGTAATGACCGAATATCGGTCTGAAACCGAAAAGCTTCTGTTCAGCCTGCCGCTTGCCGGTTCAGCGTTCCGCAAAATCTATTTTGATCCTTCGTTGGGCAGACCGACTTCGATGTTTGTCCCGGCAGAGGATTTCGTCGTGTCGTACCCAATTACAAGCAAGTTCAACGAGATCGGTGGCGTCAGCCCTTCGTGGGACAACAATGAACGGCATCAACTCCTTGAAATGCATTGTGACATAGACGTACCCGGATTTGAAGATCCCGATGGAGTTGCGTTGCCCTATGTCATTACCATCGACAAGAGCAGTTCCACGATTCTATCGATTTACAGGAACTGGTCCGAAGATGATCCGCATAGAATAAAGAAACAACATTTTGTTCACTACGGATATGTGCCTGGGATTGGATTCTATAATCTAGGTTTGATCCATATGATCGGCGGACTCGCGAAATCAGCGACTAGCCTGCTACGTCAGCTTGTAGATGCAGGAACTCTTTCCAATTTACCGGGAGGATTGAAAACTCGTGGACTCAGAATCAAGGGCGACGACACGCCGATCATGCCGGGAGAATTCAGAGACGTTGATGTGCCGGGAGGGGTCATCCGTGACAACATCACCTTCCTTCCGTATAAGGAACCTTCTTCGGTCCTTTACCAGTTGTTGGGCAATATCGTGGAAGAGGGCAGGCGTTTTGCTTCGATGGCGGACCTTAAAGTAGCGGACATGAACCAAGAGGCCCCAGTAGGGACCACTCTTGCGATCATGGAGCGGGCGATGAAAGTACAGTCCGCGATCCAGGCCAGGATTCATGCCAGCCTGAAGCAGGAGTATAAAATTCTCGCAGGGGTTATCCGCGACTATACATCACCGGACTATCCTTATGAGACCGAAGAAGGGGAAGATATCAAGCTTGAAGACTTCGATGACCGAATCGACGTTGTCCCCGTTTCGGACCCGAACGCATCAACGATGGCCCAACGAATCATGCAGTATCAAGCGGCTATGCAACTGGCACAGCAATCGCCTGGTCTGTATGACATGCCACTTCTCCATCGTGAAATGATGGAATTGATTGGCATCCCCAATGTAGACAAGATCGTTCCCAAGCCGGATGAGGCCCGTCCCACAGATCCAGTTAGTGAGAATGAAGATGTTCTTACGTTGAAGCCTGTGAAGGCGTTTGAGTACCAAGACCATGAAGCACACATGAGGGTGCATATGGTGCTCAAGAATGATCCGCAGATTAAGGAGCAAATGCAGAACAATAAAATGGGTAGTGCCATTAATTCTGCTCTAGATGCCCATATCCGTGAACATTTGGCATTCATCTTCCGCGACCAGATCGAAGAAGAGCTTGGCGTTCCACTTCCACCGACGAACCAGCCGTTGCCTCAAGATGTCGAGAAGCGGCTTAGTGCGTTGGTTGCCGATGCGGCTGACCAGATGCTGGGCAAAAAGAAAGCCAAGGCCAAGGCCGAGAAAGATGCGAAGATGCAAAAAGATCCTATTGTTCAGCAGCGTGAGAAAGAACTAGATATCAGACGCGAGGATGTTCAGCGTCGAGCGCAGGCAGACCAGGCCAAGTCACAGTTGGAGCAGCAGAAGCTTACGGTCACACAGCAAGCAGGCCAGGAGAAGCAGCAGCTTGAGCGCGAGAAGATCGCTTCCAAGGAACGTTCCGATGCTGCCGCGCTGGAACAAGAGCGCGAGGAGATGTTACTTAAATCTCAGATAGATCAAGAACAGTTTGACGTTGAACAGGAAACTGAAGGCGTGAAAGCTTCGTTGGCACGGGAAAAGTTTGATGCCGAACAGGAGATGGAGGGCGTGAAACTAGAATTGGAACAGCAAAAGTTCGACGCCGAACAGGAAGCCGAAGGCGTGAAATTTGGCCTGAAGATGTCGGAGAACGATAAGAATGAGTGATGATGTCCTTTCGTTGCTCAAAAAGAAATTAAGAGGTCAAATGAATGAAATAGCAGATTTGGTCTCACTTGGTTCGGCAAAAAACATGGAAGATTACCGTAAGATGTGCGGGATCATCGAAGGATTGGCGTGGGCAGAGCGGGAGATTATAGATATCGAGGAGAAACTCAGGGAATTTTGATCTGTAGGACGCAACGTTCGTTCGGAACGCAATAATTCAACGAGGAGTCGTTATGGCTACACTCGCAAAAGAAGTTTTAGCTGAGATGGTATTATCAGAAAAAGATGTTGAAGAAGAAGACCCTCGTTATGCATCGCAATTACCGGAGCCAAAAGGCTACAAACTCTTAATTGCACTCCCCGAAGTCGAAGAAGCCACCGAAGGTGGCATCATAAAGTCGGTTCAGTCCCAGCATGAGGAGTCTATCGCCACGATTGTGGGTTGGGTGATGAGCATGGGACCGGACGCCTACGTTAATTACGGACGATTTCCTAATGGACCTTACTGTCAGGTAGGCGATTGGGTCGTTTTTCGGGCATTTAGCGGTACTAGACTAAAAATTCGTGGTAGAGAGTTCCGTTTAATCAACGATGACACTGTAGAAGCGGTTGTAGAAGATCCCAGGGGGGTGGAGAGAGCATAATGTCTGACGAAATCGGCAGGATGAGTGAAGAAGACAAGTTTTTGGGCGTCAGAACCACGATTGAGCCCCCTGAGAGTGTAGGTACGGACGCTGATGACGGTGAAGTCAACATTGAAGTCGTGGATGACCGCCCGGAAGCGGACCAAAGGGCCTCTTCCGGGGCAATAGGCGATGATGACGGCACTGCATCGGACGAAGAGCTTGCACAATTGGGAAATCGTGCCCAAAAACGCATAAAAAAGCTGAAATGGGAGTATCACGAAGAGCGTAGGGCCAAAGAGGCGTCAGATCGCCTCGCAAATGAGGCCGTCAACTACACACAGGGCCTTCAGGTCGAAAATCAGCGTCTTTTGAAGCTTGTTCAGGACTCTCAAGGTGCTTTGACGGAGCAAAGCAAGTCTAGGGCGAGTGCTTCACTCACAATTGCCCAAGAAAACTTCAAAAGAGCACATGAATCGGGTGATAGTGAACAAATCACCATTGCACAGCAGCATTTGACCAACGCGCAGCTTGCTCAAGCCTATGCTCCTGCGGTTTCGCAAAAAATCATCGATAATTGGAAGCAGCAGGTGATGGCGGAGGACCAACAGATTGCGAGCCAGCAACAACAGTACATTCCAGAGCCAATTCAGCCTGATGGGAAGGCTATGGAATGGCAAGATCGCAACCCTTGGTTTGGCACTGATAAGGAACTAACTAGTTTTGCTTATGGTGTACACGACGAAGGTATTGACCCCGAGTCTGAACAATATTATGAATTGATTGATTCTCGTATGAAAGAAGTCTTTCCTACGCAATTCGGTAGTGATGGCCAACGCACTAGTTCTACGATGGTTGTTGACACCGCACCGCCTCGAAAAAAGTCCGTGGTAGCGTCTGCTTCTAGAAATAGCGGAGCTAAGTCACGCACCGTCAGATTGACGGAAACTCAAGTAAGACTCGCGAAACGTCTGGGGCTTACCCCCCAGCAATATGCAGCCCAGGTAATGAAGGAGATGACCTAATGGCTGAAGAACGCGCCCCACGGGAACCTAGAGAACTCGAAAGTCGTGAGAACGAAATTCGGGCACAATCTTGGGAGCCTGCTTCCATACTTCCAGACCCAAGTCCGCAAGATGGATGGGTGTTCAGATGGATACGAACTTCTATGGTAGGCAGTCCAGACAACACGAACGTGTCAAAGCGTTTTCGTGAAGGATGGGAGCCGGTTCGTGCCGAAGATCACCCTGAACTTAAGATTATGAGCGATCATAAATCGGAATGGGGCGAGAAGGGTGGTATTGAGGTTGGTGGGTTATTGCTCTGCAAGGCACCGGAAGAAACGGTGGAACAAAGGCGAGCCTATTACAGGAATCACGCCGAATCGCAGATGCAAGCAGTTGACAACAATTATATGCGTGAGAACGATCCACGAATGCCTGTTCTCGCGCCTGACCGTAAAACTCGTGTAGCATTCGGTGGCGGAGGTCGCTGATGCTACGACATGACTAGTAGAGGTATTTATGGCTACTACAGCGGCTCCATACGGGGCTAGGCCCATTGGCACTCTTAGTGCCTCTGGTTCATTTAGCAGCAGAACGAGACATTTGCCGATTATTACTACTTACGGCACACAGATCTCTAATGGTGATTTTGTTAAGGTTGCGTCAGATGGTACCATCGCGAAGGATACTGGTACTACTGCCCTGACCGCAGTTGGGATCTTTTTGGGTTGCTCTTATACGGACCCGACGACTAACCAGAAGACGTTTTCAAATTGGTGGCCTGCATCTAATGCTGCCACTGATGCGATGGCGTATGTGCTGGACGATCCTTTTGTGGTATTCCAGATGCAGTCCGACGAGGCATTAAATACTACAGATCGCGGTCTTAATGCGTCTGTGGTCGTCACGGCTGGCAATACTACTTTCGGTAAGTCCAAGAATGCGCTTGACGGCAGCACCCCAGCAACAACGAACACGCTGCCTCTTCGTATCATCGATTTTGTCGAAGGGCCTAACAGCCTGCCCCCGAAAGGGACGACGGCAAGTGATACGTATCCAGATGTAATCGTGAAGTTCAACGCTGCGTCTAGCGGGTCAGCTTCTAA